TTTATAGTTTTAAATGCTTGTTGCATACCATCATCAACTAGACTTCTTAGTCCTAACTTCGCACCAGATAAATAACCTAGAGCAGCATTGGTTGGGTCACCAAATACCCTAAAAGCACCATCTAAAGCAGCAGAACCAATAGCGTATCCTAAATCATCTTTAGTAAAGAATTGACCTGCAACTACTCTACCTGGTGATATGTTTACTTTTCCTGCTTTTCTTGTTTCTGTTTTAAATTGATTTTCTTTTTGCTCAAAGCGTTCTGTTATGGGTACACCATAAATTTCTTCTGCTTCTGCGTAGGCATCTCTGTCTGCAAGACCAGACCTTTTTAAATCTTTGTATCCCTGTGTTTCTTCTATTGGTGTTGAGGAGGGAAAATATCCTTTTCCTAAGTTAAGAGGTCTACCTGCTTTTATTTCATCATAAGCTAAGTTAAACTCTGTAGGACCATAAGCATCTTTGCTTTCTTTATATACATCAGCAAACTTATCTCCTACTAAAGCTCTTCTTACTCTGTCTGCTGCTTTATCTCCATCTACTCCTGGAATGAAACTAGCAGCACCTGTTAATCCACCAATAAATGTGTTAGCAGCAACTGCTTGAAATTTGTTAGTTCCTGTTTCATCTGCAGCAACAATAGAAGATTTGAAGTTTCTTGATAATGGTTGAAAGCCAAGGTCTAACATTAATAAACCTAGTTGTGATGCTCTTTTACCTTTTGATACTTTATTAATCGCTTGTTGATTTTGTTTAATAACAACATTGTTTTGTCTTTCAGCTAACTGTAAAGCTAAATCTGAATCGTGTTGTACACCAAGCATAGCTCCATACATAACAAGTTTTGCATCCATGTTTGGGTACGCTTTTGATATGTTTGCAGCATTTTGTGCTATTTCAGGTGTAACTGTATTTTTAAAAAAATCTAATTCGTTTAAATTTGCTTTTGTATTATCAGCTAGATATGACTCTAACTCTGGAGGACCAAATAATATTTGTCTGTAGTCTGCCATTAAATACCAAAATAATCTTCTGGGTCTTTCCCTAATTGTGGTTGTGGCACAATATCTTCGGCTAGTAGTTCGTCAAATATAGGGTCATTAGTTAAGTTTTTAGCTGTTATTAAAAAGTTTTGTAATGTGTTTGTAGGTATAACTCTTGGTCCATTACTACCAGGACCTACAGGTATACCTGCTGTGTTTGGTTCAAATTGTTTATTTGTAGGTGCAGATAAATTTATAGGTTGTGGGATTCTACCAACATTAGGAGGTCCACTTGTTAAAGCAGCTTCTTTGTCAACTGGAGGTGCTGAATCTATTTGAGCTTGTATAGCAGCAGTCTGTCCTGTTGGGTCGCCTTCCATTCTTGTAGGGGCAACAATATCTGCATAAGCTCCACTGCCTGTCATGTCAGTTTCTTGTGTCAATGCACTTGGTTTTCTACCTCTAGGCAAAATCATCTCCTCCATCTACATTAAATCCTAATTTAATATTTATATAAACACCTGGTATTGGTGTAGGGACAATAAAGTGATTTATAGGTACATCTTCTTTGCCAACAAGGTCAGTAAATATAACTGTATCTTCTAGCTCTACCTCATCCCAATCTTCACCATTGATAATGTCATAAAATTTTTGATTAACAATACTTTCTTCCATTATGCTCCTTCTGGTTGTGGTTGTTGTCCCAAAGCTCCTAATACTTGTTCTATACCAACTGGTGATTGACCTAGACCCATACCTTGTGGTTGAGGAACTCCTTGTTGTTGTAACAATGCAAGTTCTTCAGGACTTGGTTCTTCACCTTGTGCTGTATAAAATTTATCTAGTATCTCTGCCATTTGTGATGGATTCTTTCTTATTTCTATTGCTGCCATTGTAGCCTTGTTATCACCTTGTGCAGCTTGTGCCATAAGAGATTCAAACAATACAGTTTCTGCTTTTTCAGCGTGTATTCTTTGTTGTATTTTCGTAATGTTATCTAATCCATCCATGTTTTCTTGTAATGTCTGTGTATCAATAATGCCCTGTTGTTTTAATTGCAACCCTGTAATTATTTTTTGTGGCTCATCAAATCCTGCCATTACTCCATACACTCTTCTTGTTTCATACATTTCTGATATATCACTACCAGGTATGTATGTTTCTTTAAAAGCTGTGCCATTGTGCATACCTGCTATTGGTTTACGCTTTGTACTAAACAATGCTTCGTCATATTCCAGACGCTTTGAGTCAAGTTGCTCAATGGCTTCTTTAAGTACAGTCTGATATTCTCTTACATGAAGAGATGCTGACTGACCTAATTCTTCTAATCCTCTACCAGTAACAAATGAGTTAGGTGATTGTCCATCATCAGATACTGGGTAAGCTGCACCAAGTCTGAGATGTCTTTCTAATCTATCTACTTGTTGAAATAATTGATATGGCAAATTGTTAACAGGTTTTGATACAGATGAGCCAGGTGTGAAATAGTTTACAGCACCTCTACCTTTTCTATACTTACCTGATTCTATTTCTCCAACAATGTTTGTTTCTGTAAACACTGCATCTTCCATAGCAATAGTTCCAAGTATATTAATCTTTGCCATGTTCGCCATAAGTCCTGTAATGTGTTGAAACTGACTTTGCATTTGGTCAAATGAATATCTTTTTGCTACAACGAAACAAGGACCTGATTTTAATATGTTTGGCATAAAGTCTATTATTTTATTGTTCTCAGGTAAAAATACATAAGTACCTTCTTTATCTCTAAACTCTACAACTACTTTTCCTTGACCAGTTGAGTTAGCCCAACTGCCTTGTCGTTCAGTTGTTTCTATAAGAACTGAGTATGCACTTTCTTGTGCTGTTTCGTTTTGTGCATAAATGTACTGTTTAGCTTCAGGATATTGTTCAGCAAGTATGCCATGAGGTACTCTACGAATAATTGCTAATTCGTTAGGTTCTTGGTCGTTGCCAAAGTTACCTGGATAACAATTGAAAGAATCTTGTAGTTCTGCATAAGGGTATGGATTATCATTTCTATCTCTTTTGTGGTTTATTGTCCATACAACAAAACCATAACCTGGCAACCATCTAGCTGCTTGTGGTAGTTGTTTATGTAGTTTATTAAATTTATCGTATGAAGTAACAATTCGTTCTATTTTTTCTGATTTCTTTTTTGCTCTTTGTGAGTCATTGTCATTAGTTATATCTACTTTTAAATCTGGCGCTCTACCTAATTTCTGTGCAAATCTCTCTAGCGCTGTTAAAAATAAGTTAGGTGCAGGTAGTTGATTATACTCAACATTCATTTTGTCACCAAGTAGCGCTTTTACTGCTGCTTCACCACCATTCATAATGTCACGAATCCTAGACCTATCTAACATTCCCTCTTGATTTATAGCTCGTAAGTAATCTACTTTTTGTGCTAATTGTTCGCTATTTAAAGGCATTTATCTCCAATTATCTATATCTATACTACTAGGTTCATACCCAGAAAAGCTAGGATTATAATCATACCCTAACTCAGCAAATCGTTCTTTTTGCATACGCCTAATTGCTCTCATTGGAAACCAACTAGCCATAACAATGTCAGTTTTAGTACCCACGCTTTTACTCTTGTTCTTTGCAGAACTAAAATAAACTAACTGACTTGTATATAAGTTTACCTTTTCTTGTGCTTCAAAGCTAAGATATGGCAAAGAAATTTTTTGTTCTTGAAACATTGGTCGCATAGCTGTAACACCATACATAGGGTCAAATTTGTTCTTATAAGTTTCGTGACCCTCTAAAAATATTGCATGACCTGATGCAAACTCTCTAATAGATTTGTCCTGTCTAATAGCTTTTTGAAAACCATTTTCTTCTATTACCCAATGAGATACATTGTACTTCATCCACCATTCTTTTATAATGTCTAATGCTTGTGGTATACCTCCACCTAAACTATTGTTCATATCTACCATGTGTAATTTATTTTCTGCAGCATCATAAGCCCACAAAAACGCAGCTTGATAACCTGTAGACGCAGGGTCTAGTCCTGCTATAAGTCTTGTACCTGGTGGTATGTGTCCTATATCTCTTTTTTGGTCACGACATTCCTCTATCTCTACTCTGTCAAACAAAGCAAGTCCATCAGGCATAGCTACATT